TTGCAGGGCAAGGATCATGCAGGGCAGCAGATGGTCGGGGAGCGTGTAGCGTGGAGCGAGAAGCGTGGACCAGAAAGATTTCACGCTGAGAACGCAGAGGAAGAACGCAAAGAACGCAGAGATTTTGTGGAAAATGAAGATGAAAAGAAGTCTTATGATGAGTGGATATTGTATTTTATTGGTGCTGGGATCATTACGGAAGCTGGCTTGAAGAAATTGGAAGAGCAGCTTGCAGGCAGGATCGGGGTGATAGCTTATGATCAGGCGGTGCAGGTAGGGGATAGATTATACAATATTATTGCAGGTGCAAGCGGTGATGGATTCGCAGCGGTTAAGGCAGCCATACAAGAACATCTTGCAAGCTGGGGATTGACCGAGCTGAGTCCTTCCCATTTGGCAACTGTAGCTCAAACAAACCTGGCGACATATTATGCAAATGGACGTGAGGAGATCTATAAGGATGCAGATCCCTCAGAATTTCCGTACCGTATGGTAGTGACCATGAATGATACTCGGGTGCGTCCATCTCATAAAAAATTTCATAAATTCACGAGAAAAATAAATGATCCGATCTGGCGTGTGCTGAAAGAGCCGTTTGATTATGGCTGCAGGTGCACGAGAATCGTATTACACAGATCGAGAGAAGCAGCGGAAACCATGACTGTGCCGGAAATGACAGAGTTGGGGTTTGTAATGAGCAGGATGTGAAGATGAAGAGTTTAGCCACGAAACACACGAAAAAACACGAAAAAAAGAGAATGAAATGTTTATATTGCGGAAAAGAAACTGAGGGATATTGGGAAGAATTTGAAAGAGTAGATGATGGGATTAAAGATGTTGAAGAAATTTTTATGCAATATTGTGATGAGAGATGTGCCAATGAGGATGAAAATGAGGAAGAGGAATAAAAATGGAAAATATAAAATTAAAAATAAAACTCTCTCGTTCCCAAGCCCCTGATTGGGAATGCAATGAAGTGAGGTAAAATATGGATTTTAAACAATATGAATATACGGAAAATGAGGATGGGACATTTGATATTCTGAGTGTGCCTATTTTCGTACTTGGCAAGCATAGAGGTTTCAAATATGATGAGAAGTGGTACAAAGAGGTGCTTGCGAATCATAAAGAAGATGAGGAGAATGATTATTATCCATCGATCATATTAGGGCATAATGGCGAAGATATGTCCGATGAGAAGCCGGCAAAGGGGTTGCTGAAGAACCTACAATTGAAGGGCAAAAACATACTTGCGGATCTTACAAAGATCACAAAGGATATGTTTGAGTCTATTAAGAATAGGGAATATCCGCACCGCTCTGTCGAGGTGAATCCCGAAGCTCATAAAATAACTGCGCTGGCACTGCTGGGAGGTCATGCACCATATCATAAAATGCCGGTATTAGAAGTTTTTCATGATGATGACGATCATGAAATATTGAATTTTTATCTGAACGATGACGATGATCTGGAATGGGATAATACTGTTAATCAAGAGGCAAAAGTACAGGAAAAGAGATCGGGACTTCAAAAGATAATTAATGTGATCACAGACAGATTATGGCGTATAGCTCATAGTTCAAAAGAAGATAAAGAAGTCGAAAATAAAGTGGATGAGGTGCTTGATCAGGGGAGAACCGCTGTTCATGAACACCTGAAAGTTGATAACAATTACAACAAAAATGACAATGAGGAGGTCGATGTGGAAAAGAAATTCACAGAAGATGACCTGGAAGCAGCACGCTTAAAGGCAGCGGAAGATGCTTCCAAAACAGCCGAGACCAGTTATCGGGAAAAATTCAAAGAAGAAAATGGAATATATCCTGATGAGATGGCAGGCAAGATGAAGCTGAATGCGGAAAAAGCATACACGGAAGGGCTTACGAGCTCGGTTCAGAATCTTCGCGAGAAGAAGTATGCAGAAAAATTGGTAGTTCCTGCTGTATTCGATGAGATGGTGACTCCTATTCTCATGGGTATCAAGAAAGGTGAAGTAAAATTTGCTGAAAAAGATGATACCATGACTATGGAGAAGGCGGTGGTGGAATTAATCGATAACATATTTGCGAGGGCATCAGAAAACAAGCTCTTTGTCGATACCGGCGAGAACGTGAATCATGATCAGGGAAACCTGACAAAGACACGTTTCGGTGATGAAGATGTTGATCCTGAATCTGCTGAACTGGATAAGAAAGTTCAGAAATATTCAGAAGAGAATAAGGTTTCTTACGTAGAAGCTCTCGAAGCAGTCAAACAAGCTGGGGAGGCATCATGAAATCATTTGATTATCTCGGCGTACTAACTATTGAAGCCGCAGAAGCACTTACTGCAAACAGATTCGTCACCTATGACGGAAAGCACACTGTTGACGTAATGCCTATTGGCGTAGCTCTTCATGACTGTGCATCCGGCAACCAGGCATCTATCGCTCATGGTGGGGTACTGGTGGTTTATACTGCGGGTACATTTAGTGCTGGTGCATTAGTCAAATCCGATGCAAACGGCTGTGCTGTTGAAAACACAGCGACAGATATTGCTAACTTAAAGAAAGGTTCTTATATGGCTATGGACGCAGGTACTACCGGCAATTACATCCGTATCTATAAGGCATTATAGGGAGGTATATAATGGGAAGAATAGCAGAACTTACAGGATCGGTAGATCCGGTCCTCACGAAACTTGCAATCGGGTATAAAAACCCAAAATTCATCGCTGACCTTGTAGTACCGTCAATTCCGGTTCTTACTGAGACAGGGACATTCTTCAAACTTGGCAAAGAAGGATTCCTCATCTATGATGCAAAGCGTGCGTATGGTGCAGAGGCACGAAAGATATTCACCAAAAGAGAAAGCGATACTTATGCGTGCTATGAAAGAGCACTCGAACATCCTCTCGATTATGAAGAGATCAAAAGGGCACAGCGTTACGGCACGAATTTTGATGTCATCAATCTTGAGCAGAATGCACAGCAGACAGTATCTCTGGCACAGGCAGTTGCAAAGGAAAAAGCAGTTGCAGACATTCTCTTTTCCGGCACATACTATGCCATCGGCAACAAAGCTACTTTGACAGGCAATGACCAGTGGTCAGTCAAAGCAACTTCCGATCCTCTTGGTGATATTATTACAGGCATCAAAGCTGCACGTGCAGACATGGGAGTGGAACCCAACACATTAGTAATGGGATACCTCGCATGGGATGCTTTCCGTAATCATCCTTCCGTGCTGGCAAAGATCAAGAACAGTAAAAACAATTTTGTGTCTATTGAAGATGCAAAAGAGATAACCGGAATTCCCAATATTGTTGTTGGAAAATCGATCTATTCCACCGATGCAGGCGTATTCACAGACCTGTGGGGTGACAATGCAGCTCTTATTTATCTTCCTACTCAGGGCGAGAATGCAAAGGGCGTTACTGTTCATACTGTCCGATTCAATGTGAAGGGATATCCTATTGTTCGTAAATATGCAAACAAGAAAACTCTGGATATTGAAGAGACTCAGATCTGGGGTGTGAAGAACATCGACACAAGCTATGGTTATCTGATTATTGATGTGGTAGCATAACAGGAGGCAACATGTTTAAAATACTTTCTGATATTAAGTATGATGGTGTTATTATACCAGCAGGTGGAAAATCCGATCTCGAGAAATTGAAGAAACCGGAACTTGAAAAGCTGATGGATAATAAGATCATTGTACCTGTGATATCTCAAAAAGCAGAGGTAGAAGCCAAAGCAAAGAAGGGGGTATCATGAAGAAATTAATGACATTCCTGTTTATAGTTTGCATTATTGGAGCATCTGTTATTCTCACAAATGGGCTTCTTACTGCTAAATATAACTCCAACCAGGAACAGGCACTCAACAGGATGGCTGCATTGCTCGGTTATTCCGGATATTATTCCCTCGAGCAGGTGTATGATCTGCTGATTGATAGTGATGGAAGAGTTGAGCTTATTGCAATGCGAACCTGCACTGCGGAATTTCTTAATTATGGTGCTGTTAGTGGGAAAGCAGATTCAATACATCTTACATATTCACCTGTATTCGACTCACTTCAAACCGGGTTATATGTCAGCTTTATTGCTGATTCTGCTAATACCGGAGCTGCAACAATTACAGTTGATGCACTTGCAGAGAAGAACATATACGAAGCATACGACAAGTCTGCTCTTGAGGCGAATGATATAAAAGCCGGCATGGCTGTTATGCTTATGTATGACGGCACCCAATGGCAGCAGATG